GACGACCAGCCGCCTTCCACGTCCATGCGATCAACGGTGATGGCGATATCGTGACAGTCTGGGAGATGTACGCAGACAAGATGCCGATCCCCCAGATTGCCAAGATCATCCTCGGGGAGTCCGTGCTGGTCCCGCGCCGAGAAGAGGCAACAATTGACTCCCAGAAACTCCGCTTCGAGGGCAATCCGTTCGCGGGCCAGCTCGCCTTCATCGTGGCTGACCCGCAAATCTGGGCCGAAGATCAACCGATGTCCGAGAATACGTTCAAGTCAGTGGCGGCTCTCTTCCGTCGATGCGGCGTGCTCTTCACCAAGGGTGAGAAGGGCGGCGATAGCATGGTCGCGCAGTGGTTGCATGGGCACTATTGGCGCGATCTGGCGAACCCGCGCTATCGCATCGCCGCGAACTGCACGTGGCTTATCTGGGAGATCGGGCGGCTGCGGCATCAGGATTACTCCCCGCACGTCGCACTCACCAAGGATCAGCCGGAGAAGCTGGTGGACAAGGACGATCACGCCTGGGACGGTCTGAAGATGTTCCTGAAGCGTTTTCCGCCCAAGGCCATGCAGGGCGTGATGGATGAGGCGCCGAATACGTTCCAGTGGTGGCGGAAGGTGGCGCGGATGCAGAAAGACGGCCAGCCCATTCCGACGTATGTGAGGGAGACGTAAGGTGCCCCCACGCAAAAAGAAAAAGTCTGATCTGCCCAAGGCCCTCAAGGGCGAAGTCTCCAAGTCCACCAAGGACTTCACGCTTTGGCTCTCTCGCGTTCACCATGCCCAGCGCGTCCGCAAGAAGTGGGAGGAAGATTTCCGCGTGACGAAGCTTGAGGAGTTCTTCCTAGGACGCCAGCGGTCGGCGGGGGATACGGGCATCGTCATCAATCACACCTGGGCGACCATCAAGGCCATCAAGCCGAACCTGTTCTACACCAATCCCAAGTTCTTCGTGCGCCCGAAGCCCGGACGTGTCCGGCCCGTAGAGGAGCGGCAGGCGGCCGTGGGGGAAGGGCTCTTGGAGTCTATCGCGCAGCAGGATCAGAACCTGAAGCACGCCGGAAGCCTCGCCGTCCTGCAGAATTTCTTTCGCATCGCCGTCCTCAAGGCAGTCTTCGACCCGAGATTCGTCAAGAACCCGAGCGCGGGCGAACCCATGTGGCTGACGGACGACAGCGGGGAGCCGGTTGTGGACGAACAGAGCGGTCAAGGCATGCCCCTCCTCGATCCGCAGACCCGAGAGCAACTCAAGGAACCCGATGAGATTCTGACCGATGATGTGTACCGCTGGGAATGGGTGCCCGCCGAGAATATGCTCCTGCCGGACGAAGGGCCGGATCGGTCAAAGTGGACGTGGATCGGGGAAGAGATCGTCGTCAGGCTGGACGAGGCCAAAGAGGATGACCGATTCAGCAAGGGTCTGCGGGAGAAGCTCGAATCAAACGAATCCGTGCGGCGGCGCGATGAGCAGGCGAAAATGGAAGGGCCAGAAGAGGACAGCAAGCTCTTCCGGTATTTCCTGATCTACGACATCAAGAACAAGCGGCGCATGGCGCTGGCGGAAGGGCAGGGCTTCACGGAGTTTCTCATCGATGGTGATGTGGAACCCGGTGTCGAGGATCACCCGTATGCGCTGCTCCTTGGTTGGACCCCGATCATCGGCCCGGAGCCGTTGCCCTGGCCTCTGCCTCATACCCTGCCGTGGTTGCCGATTCAAGAGGAATGGAACATCCGGCGGCAGCAGGGGATCGAGGGGGGCAAGCGCGCCGCCCGAAAAACACTCTATGACGACAATACCTTCCCGGATGCGGACCAAGCGAAACGGGGTCTCCAAAGCTCAAGTGACATGGAGGCTGTCCGCGTGACGGACGTGGACCGCCCGCCGCGGACCATGGAGATCCCGCCGATCAGTTCCGATATCTGGCGGGATATCCCCTTGCTTCAGATGGATTGGCAACTGATCACGGGCCGCTCAGCGACCAAGTTGCTGCGGCAGGGGGAGGGCACGGCGACGGAGGCTAGCTTCATCGAGCGCGCATCCAACCTGATCGACGCAGACATGCAGGACGCGATCAACGACTGGCTCTCGATGGCCGGTCACAAGATGCTGCAGCTCGTCAAGGCGACGATGACCTTGGGCATTTGGATCCGGATGCGCGGTTTCTCCGATGACGAATTTCAGAAATATGTGGAACGCGTGTATCAGATTCCCCAGGAGTTTCTTGGCGGCTTCCCTGGGCTCAAGGAGGCCTTCAAGGAGCGGTTTGGCAAGGAAAAGTGGGTCCGGGTCAGCCGCGAGCAGCTGCAGTTCCAGGCCTCGGTCTCGGTCGTGCCAGGATCGGCCCGGCCACGGAACCTGGAGGTCGAGCGGAATCAATGGCTCGATTTCTTGCGGATCATCGGTCAGTTCCCCCAGCTGGGGCTGTCGCGGGAATTGCTCAGGGAGACGGCGGCCAAGTTCGAGTACGTTTCCGACCGGATGTTGGACGAGATCCACGCCCTGGCACAGCGGATGGTCGAGATCAACGCCAGGCAGGCCGGCCGGGATCAGGCCCAAGGAGGGGGCGCAGGAGACGGTCAGGGCGTCCCGGGGCTTCTGCAGGGGCTCCTTGCCTCGGCGACTGGAGGGAGGCAGCAATAATGCCCATGTACGCGTATCTCTGCGTCTGCGGGAACACCGAGGATCACTTTGAGCACGTGCCAGAGGACAAGGGGTGCCGAACGTTCCTCTGCGCCTGTGGGCACACGATGGGGCCCGTTGCCGCATACCCGACGCCACTCGTCAAATGGGCGAACGAGAGACGGCCACAAGTAATTGAAAACATGGGCCATTTGCCTGTCGTGGTCCGGAGCCAGGAAGAGCACAAGCGGAAGATGCGAGAGCATGGGGTGGAGTGGGTCGGCCCTAAACGAGGGATGCCGGGATGCTGGTAAAGGAGGGATAATGGCGAGCCCGACACCAAGCCATAACTTGAAGTGCCATTGCGGCAGCGCAGAGTTCTTGAAACTGACGAAGTTTCGCTGGGCGGACGGGGGGGGGACGGTCGAGGAGTTCGGCGGTTGGAAGTGCGCCCAATGTCTCGAGCGGGCGGACAATGCCGAGATGATTCAGCGCGCGCGCATCGAGGCGAAACGGGCCCAGATCCGTGAGCTCGAGGGTCAGGTTGGAGGAGGCAAAGATGCCAGTGCCGAAGGGCGCAAGGTTTAGGGTCGTCCGACGCGGGGGCGAGAAAATCCGCCTGGCCATCGTCGGCAAGGGGAAGGTCGTTGAGGCCAAGAAACTCAAGAAGCGGATGACGGAGAAGTGAGCGCGACGGTTCTTCTCAAGTCCGACAACGGCAAGGCCCTGACCCTGCCGGAGTTCGTGTTCTTCCGGCTGGCGAAATTGATCCTTGACAAGGCGAACGGAAGCTTTACAATCCATCTGAACAACGGCGTGATCACCGAGACGGTGAAAGTTGAGGAGACGGCACGGGCGCGTGATTGGAACACGTGCTGACAACTAACTAGGGCTACCGGAACACACCGAAGCCCCGATTGTCCCGCATGGTGCGGGCGGTCGGGGCTTTTCTTTTTGCGAGGAGAGTGAAATGCCAGACCAGGATACGACCCAGACGGCGACCGGGACCGTCGCCAGCGGCGACACGGCCCAAGACCAGACGGGTGCGACCGGAGCCTCCGAAGCTCAGGCGACCGAAGAGAGCTTCATCGACCCCTCGGACCTGCCCGAGGAACTGAAGCCGCACTGGAAGCGGATGCACCGGGCGTTCAGCCAGGGTATGAAGTCGATCAAGGACACCAAAGAAAAAGCCTCCCTGGTGGACCGATTCAACACCGACCCGGAATTCGCCCGACAGGCGGCGATGGAAGTCTTACAGCGGCAGGGATTCACGGTCCAGCAAGCGGCCGCGGCAACAGGCCAGGCTGCGGGACCGGTCGTGACCGCCCCCAGGGAACTCGTGGCGGCGATTCAGGCTCAACTCAGCCCGGAGTTGCAGTGGATGGCACAGCCGTTGGCGAACGCGCAGTGGGCCTCCGCCCAGATGACGCTCGGACCCTATGCCAAGAAGCAGGAGGACGAGCGGCAGCGTTCCAGGGAGGAGGCTTACGAAACGTCGTCCGAGCAGCTCTCCGAGCGCTTTCCGGGATGGGAGGAGCAGGAAGACGAGATGACGGAGATGCTCAAATTTCTACAGTCGGACCAGCAGAGCCATCGGCGCTTCGGCTCGAAACTCGAACTGATCTACCGGATGGTGAACCCGTCTGCGGCGATTGCGGAAGCGCAGCGCAGGCAAGCGGAGGCCGCCAGGGCGCGAACGGTTACGGGGCGAGGACAACGCCAATCGGAGCCAGACGCGTCGGATCGGATTCGCAAGGCCAAAACCGAGCAGGAGGCCTGGGACATCGCAGAGAAAGAAGCCCTGAACGAGCTCCAGCGCCAGGGCCTGCGGACGACATAGGAGGTTCGATGCGACGACTCTGGACACTGGTACTTGCCCACCTGTGGACGATCGTCCAGTTCACGTCGCTGGTGCTGCGCGATCAGTCGGGGCAGATCCCCTCATCGCTCACCGACGATTATGGAGCGCTACTGACCACCACGCTACGCAAGATGGAGCCACGGCTCCATGACAACATCACGCGAAAGAACAAATATATCGCGTACTTGCGGATGCGGGGCCGGTGGCGCAGCCAGGACGGCGGGGAGCGCGTGAAAGTCGCCCTGATGCACGCGCTCAACTCGACGGCGGACATCTACACGGGCTACGGCAACCTGGACACCACGCCGCAGGATGGGATCACGTCGGCCTTTTACACGTGGTCTCAGATCGCGGTGTCGATCTCGATTTCTCGGTTGGAGGAGCGGCAAAACAGCGGGAATTCGCAGGCCATCAGCCTGTTGCAGTCCAAGACGCGGCAGGCCGAGGTATCGGCTAGCGAGCTGCTCAACAACTGCCTCGTGGCAGGCCGGATCACGGCCAGTGCCAACCTGGGGCAGTTCTTCGCCCGAATCGGTCGGCTGGACAGCGCGGCCGTCGGGCCCCTGCCGCTCGCCGTCCTGATCGATGCCAACGCTTCTCGGAGCGTGTCGGTCGGGAACATCAACGGCAACACCTACAGCTTCTGGCGGAACCAGGCGACCAGCTCCACCGCCACCACGTTCGCGGGGTACAAGCAGGAGTTGAACCAGGTCTATAACGACTGCTCGCGGGGTGCGGGCGGGAATCCTGACCTGGTATTAGGCGACCAGCGGATGTGGGAGCAGTACTTCAACGGCCTCCAGAACCAAGAGCGCTATGTCGTCACGGACCAGCGGATCATCGACGTGTTGGGCGGCGCCGGCGAGGACATGCTCAAGCTCCGCGGTGCCACCTTCATCTGGGACGAGGTCGTTCCAGATGTCGAGACGAACGCTGAGGTCGTGGACGCGATCGGGACGGTGGGTGCGTCAGGCGGAACGGTGTTCATGGTCAATAGCGAGTCGATGGAGTACGTGCGCGACGCGCAAACCGATTTCATCACGACGCCGTTTGTGCGCCCCGTCGGCCAGGATGCCCGCGTGGCCCAGATCCTCTGGATGGGCGCGATGGGTACGAACAATCGGCGGAAGAACGGCGTGCTCTACGGGATCTCAAGGAGCATCGTCTCCTAACAAAACGGCGGCTGCATAAGCCGTGTCAGTCACAACAAAGGAGCGAGACCGATGATTTTCCAACGGGTGAATCGCACCGACCCCGAGCGCATGTTCATCGTTGCGCGCAACAGCGAGGGGGCCACGCTCAACAAGGACGACTGCTGCATCTGGGAGACGGCCTCCGCATCTGTGGATGGCGTCCGCGTGCGGCAGCCGGACACCAGTCATTCCGGGTCCGTGGTCGGGATCGTGGATGCCGCCATCGCGGATGGGGCCTATGGCCTCGTTCAGGTGTATGGCTATCGGTCCACGGGACGGATCTTCCAGACCAATACCAGCCAGGACACCGGCGCGTTCCTCGAGGCGTCACTGGGCGGCGCGGCACTGTCGAGCTATGCGAGCTCGCAGACCATCGCGTCGAACACGACCGTTTCGATCACGCACCGGGCTGGGCCGTACTTTGTGCTGGCGGAGACCATTGCCTCGTCCAGCGCGAGTGCGACGATTTCAGCGAAACACTTCATTCGGACCCTGTAACCACGCCTGGCTAGCGGGGCCGTGGCTGGCCTCAAGCCGAGGGGGGTGCGCATCCTCGCCAGACACGCACGGTTTTATTATGCGTAATCCAATCGTCTCATGGCTTGATCGTTGGCATTGGACTGATCGGGCGCAATCCCATCAGTTCCAGTTCTACCGCTGCGCCCTCTGTCGGGGGATCGTCACCTGGCGACATATTCTTGAGGATGGGGGCTGCAAGTGCGGTGGGTCGCGCATCCATCCGACACAGCTCAGATTCAGCGAGAAGGTGCGCGTTTTGGTGATGCCGTGGACGGTGTAAAGGTCGCGTGGGTCATGCCGAATTATGGGCCGATCTATTCGGAGGTCTATGCGTCTCACCTCTGCGCCATCGCCTACGCGAATCGGACCTTGAACGTCATGCACGCTTCAGATATCCCGATGGTGGGCTGCACGGATCGCATGTATATCCATTCGGCGTGCAACTACATCATCCAGCAGGTGCTCCTTCAGGAGAACATCACCCACATCTTCTGGACCGAGAGCGACATGATCTTGCCCAAGGATGTGATCCCGAAGCTCCTGAAAGTCGGCAAGCCGATCGTCTCCGGCATCTACTTCCTCCGCGGGGGCGGTGGGCAGCCGTGCCTCTACAAGCGCACGCCTCTGGAAGTGAAGGAGAATCCCTATCTGCACACGCCCATCACGGTGTATGACGAGCGCGGCCCGTTCCGCGTGGACTGTCCGGGCATGGGGTGTGTCCTCATGGAGCGGAAGGTCTTCGAGACAATCCCGGAGCCGTGGTTTGATCTCGAAGACCTTCC